TAGATTTAATTCTAAGCATTTGACCTTCACCTGCAGCATCGTTTACATAAAGATAACCATTTGCGTATTGGTTAAGAGTTATGTCAGTACCAGCAGTTTCAACTGAAATTGCAGTTTCGCCTGCTGCGACTCCTGCTGTTGGGGTTAAGTCAAAGTGGTCTGCAATAGATGCAGCGTGAGTTATACACTTACCTGCTGTAACTGCAACTGCTGCTAATCTACCATATGCATAAACAGTATTACCATAAAGTAATCTACTGCCTAAAGGAAATAGTTGAGTAAGTCCTGAAGTGAAAGGGTCAACAGTACCATATTGGCTACCGCCTTTCCCTACAATAAAGTCAGCAGGTCCATAACCTGTTGCTGCTGCGTATTGAATGTGCCCACCATCATCAGTAAAGATATTACCATCTGCGTTGATTACCAACCCATCTGTTACACCACCTGTTGTTGAGTTTACGTCAATGGTTTTAAAACCATTTTCTGAGCGGACTGGACCGCTAAAAGTTGAATTCGCCATAATTTCCTCCCGGAAATAAGTTCTATTGTCTCGGCTTGTCTGCTAGGTCAGTCGATAGAACAAGTTAATAATTCCTAGTCCTTTGATTGTATATCAGTTTAATAAAAAAATCCAAAAAAAAAGGGAGCCGAAGCTCCCTTTACCAATAAATTGGATTTATGCACCTTGTGATGCAAAGACTGCTCTTGGATTTGAGAATCCGAAAGAATATCTTTCTCTAGCTTTGAATCTGACGTTGCCAGTATCAAAGTCACCTTCCATAGAAGTTGAAAGAGGAGATCTCTCGAAATGTTTAAATCCATCAGGACAATCTGTTAACAAGAACCAAGCATCGTTGTCTGTTAAGAAATGGTTAACTGAATAACCTTCAGGGACCATTCCCATATTCTTAATAGAGTTGATGTCATTATCAGAAGTACTAACTCTTCCTGGTGTGTTAAGCAATCTATCTGCCACAAATTGTAATTGTGGTGGAATGATTAGTTTCCTGCCTTGAAGGGCAAGAATCATGCTTTTNTCATCAGTGAAAGTTGATACAGAGATAATTGCATCTTCNAACGAAGTCTCATTTAAGTCAGAGTAAACAGTAGGTCTGTTACTTAAAGTACCGCCACCCGCTAATGGATGAGCTGTACTTACTAGAGCAACACCGTCTCCACCAGTAAAACTGGCTGAGAAAGCATTATTCAAAACAGCAGCTGCTTTTACCTGCTTAGTATGAGCCATAGATCGTGCTAGAGCTTTTGTATATCTAGCTCCTAATCTATCGTATAGGTTATCTTCGATTGCTTCTTCAGTAAGAGCAAACGCTAACGCGATAGTCTCGTGTGAATATCTTGAAGTAAAGCCTTCGGAAGCTGAATCAAATTCAACTGAGTTTCCTTCGCCTTTTACTTTAGCATTCCCGAAACCAACGATCATTGTTTCTTCTTCGAAAGCACGGTCAGAAGACTCGGTATCAAAGATTTCAGCATGTTCGTTTTCGTAGCGAGCGTACTCCATTCCAAACAAAGCGTTTAAACCCGGTTCTAGCTCTTTGGCTAATTGTGATCTGTTAATCGCCATTGTTATTCTCCTACTGCTTGAGTATAGAAATGCTCGTTAATTTTGACAATCATGTTGACGTGTGTAGAAAGACTTCCTGTACCTAGAGCATTACTCTCTGGGTCATTAGAAAATCCAATAATTCTACATTGAGCCGTGCCTGTAGCCATAGTACCACTTAGATCTACATTAGATCGTCCGTTTACAGTACTACCAGCTGTGTAAACGATATCAGCATTTAAGCCAAGATCGGTTACAGTCACGCTACCTGTTGCAGCACTTTGAACTTCAAAGGTTGCATCAGGATCGTCAACTACGAAAGCCACCGCATCGGATGAAGCAGTTAATGTCGGCCAGTAAGGTGAATAAATCACCTCGCCAGAAGCATTTGTAAACTTGCATCCTTGAAAGACTCCCAGTAATAAATCTCCAGCTGCAGCTACGGCTATGCCGCCTGTTGCAACTTTCTTTACTGGATCGCCTGAAAAAATACTTCCGGTTGTTCCTGTAAGGATATCATACTCAGTAGTACCAGTTGTGTTGTAACTGCTACCAAGTCTTCCTATAGGTCTTAAACCGAATTTAGCATCTGTATTTGCCATAATAGTTTCCTAGTTAATTTTTAATTTAGAAGTTGTAATTATTTACCACTTCCACCAAAAGTCACCTTTGATGATCTATTTGTTGTAATAGGCATCGAAGGATTCTCTTCACGCATTAGGTCATTTTCTACAGCTGTCATTTGGTTCATGGTTTGTTGTTCAAAGAATTCATTTCTTTGATCTGCGATATCTTGATCAATCTTGCACAGTATCAACCCACCTACTCCTATAATGCCAGCGTGTCGACCATCATCGACTGTAGGCAAATCATGAAATCCTGGAAGTTCTTCTGGTTTCACTGGGACGAATCCTTCACGAAATCTTTTTGAGACATTCGTTTTGTCATCTTGTCCTAGTACAGATTCTCTAACCCAGCGATAAGTAATTCCTTGAGATTTGGCTTGTTCAGCCGCTTCTTCTGGTATTTCTAGAGCTGAAGGCATTTTCCAAATTTTTGGTCTATTGTCTTTTTCTCTAGTGTCAGCACTTCTTGAAGTTCTAACATCATTATCATCAACTACGTTATCTTTTCCTTTTGTCATGATCTTTCTAGCCTCGCTTTTTGTATTGCGTAATCTTTAAATGACACTCCAAGTTTTTTAGCTAATTGCTGTTCACTCGGTGTCAATTCGATACGATTCTGTTTGCGTCCTGTCGATGTATTGCGTGTAGCTGAAGCGACTGTCTGGACGTTTTTTTTCGCTTCCACGTTAAACTTGTGAGGCAACTCTTGTTGCACTCTCTTATCAATCTCAGTGTAGTACTCATCAGAGTCTAAGTCAAAGCCTTCATTCTCTAATTGTTTATGAACTGCAAAGGCAACAGAGGTTGCAACTTGGTCTTGTCCAAACCAAGAATTCTTTTTGGCCCATTCACGAGATTTAGGTGATGGCTCATTATACTCTTCTGGAGCTGCTTGAGGTTGTTGTTCTTGTTGATATTGAGCTTGCTCTACATAAGCAGCTTCTTGTTGCTCGTATTGTTTTTGCTGTTGCTTATATTGCTCTAGCCTTGCTCTATCTGAAGTTGCCATTGTTAGGGCCTCAGTAGCAGCAGCTATAGATTCAGCATCTTGTGATTCAGTTGCTTGTTTTAAAGCTTGTCTTGCTAGNCTAAGTTGAGATTCAACACGATTGCCAAACTCATCGCCATANCTAGATTGAAAAGATTTTTGCGATTGTCTTAATTGCTCGTTTTGATCTTTTAAATCTTTGGCGTATTGAACAGCCATTAGTTCTCTTCTTTGGAACTCTTTGGCCTGGGCAACTGCTTTGTTAATTCTGTTTTGTGCAAGTGACGCTCTCTTCTCTACATCAGATAAATCTTTTGATTTTTCTTCTACTTGAGGTGAGGCCTCAAAATCTTCTGTTATTTTATCTTCAGTAACTGGAGAGACTTCGTTGTCTAAAACAATATTGACTGCTTCTTCTTGAACTTCGTCTTCGACCCTTTTATGGTCAGGGACTGCAGCCTTTTGTATTTTTTCTTCTGTAATTTCTACATCAATGTTTTCTTCGATGCTTGTTGCTTCTTCTGCCATGATTTACCTCTATAAAGATTTAATGTCGTCTGGGTTTAAAATTGTAGCAATCACTTCGTCATCATTAATAATGCGAACTTCGTGATCATCCTCTAATCTAAAACGAGTGCCAGCATATCTACCAATAAGGATCCAATCTCCTTTTTTAGACCATGCTTTATCGCCAAATTTATTTTCATCTTTATAGGCTAAAGGTCCAACCTTTAGTACATAACATATAACTGTGGACAAAGCTTCTCTGTCTACAGTTTCTTTAATTAACTGAATGCCACCATCGGTCACTCCTTTGCCTTTATATGGCAAGACTAATAAACGCCATCCTGATGGATCGGGCATTCTGTCTAGCAGTGATTTTTTTAGTAGGGTGGGGTCCAAAACTTTAGTTTCAGCATTGATAAATGCCTTGTCTAGTTCGGATTTAGTTTCATTCTTTTTTGCGATATCTTTAGTCATCGTGATCTTCCATATGCAGCGTTTCTTTTAGATCTTCTATAAGGGAGCGATACGCCGATAATTCTCCCATAAGATACTTGTAATCTTCCATCGATCTTACATTGCCCCCAGCAATGATGTCAACAGTGTTCTGTTCTCTTTGTCTTAAATTTTTAAAAAGGTATTCTGCTAAATTTAGCGTGTCCATGGCTCTCTCCTGCCTGTGTTAATTTATCTTAAATTCAAATTTCTAAAGTTTGAAAAATCTAAGCTTGGCCCACCACCCATTTTAGGTGTCTTGATGCGTGATGGCGGTGGTGTGTAAACGGGTTCTGGAGCTGTCATTGTTTCTACTGCTGGGGGTGAAGCTGGTGAAGGCATCATACCTGGAAGACCACTAAAGTCTATATTTTCAAGTCCGGGGATTCCACCTGTAGGGGGAGGCATTTGAAAATCTGGTAAATTACTAAAGTCTAAGTCCTCTAAGTTTAAGTCTGACAATCCACTAAAGTCTAAGTTTGAAAAGTCAGGTGTTACGCCTGGGAAAAATCCATTAGCAGGTGGAGGTGTAAATACTGGTTCGGGTGTTGGTTCATTGATAAGTACAATATTTCCATCTTGGTCATACTCATATCCTTCAGGTAAAGGCGGTGGCATAACTGGCTCTGAAACTGGCGCTGGTGCTGGAACATAAGGTTCAGGTTCTGGTACTCCTCCTGTTTGAGTTGGAGCTGGTGCTTGAACTGGAGCAGGCATTTGAGGTTGTGGAGCAGGCATAGGAGGCTGCGGTCTTTGAATCGGAGGAAGCTGTCTATTAAATTGATCCCNAATTGGATCAGGTGCCCTATTGGTAGGCATAAAAGATTGTTCTGGTTGAATAGGAGCTTGATAACCTTCAGGCGTAAAATACGCAGGGCCACCAACTACAAGAGTGTTTGCTTGTCTTGGGGGTGTAGGCATACGTTCAATATTGCGTTCTGCAAATTGATCGGGCCTAGTAAGACCTGGAGGTGCAACTAAAACTCGATCAGCCATCTTTCTAGGAAACGCCGCTAAACTTAGTGCCTCTTAAAGCAGCTCCGCCACCTTTAGAATTACCAGCGCCATACTTCCCAGGTTTACCGCCATTAGCAATCTTCTTAGGTTGTGAATAGTTCACAGTTCCTTGATCTTTAATGCTAACGCTTGGTTTAACGCCTTTTACTTTTTCCATTTCTCTTTACCTTTTGTTTTGCTTTTTCAAGCGCAATTGCTATAGCAGTTTTTTGTTTTTTACCGCTACCCATTAATTCACTTATGTTAGCAGATATTGTCTTCTTACT